AATGCACCAACCAAGTGCTGTTGGAAAGATTGTATCTTTTAAAGAAGATAAATACTTTGATCCAAATGATAAAAAATTTTATAGCGGAGTTTATGTATCTGCTTATGTTTCAAAAGGTGCACAAGATGCATGGGAAAAAGTTTTAGATGGAACATACACTGGTTTTTCAATTGGTGGAAACATTACAACATGGGACGATGCTTATGATGAAAAAATTGATAAAACAATTCGTGTAATTAAAAATTATGAATTGCATGAACTATCTCTCGTAGATAATCCAGCAAATCAGTTTGCAAATATTTTGTCTATTGAAAAAGTAAATGGTCAAAATGTCGTAAGTGGATATTTATCAAAAGCAGAAATTGAAAATGTATTCTGGGATTCAGAAAACGGTATCGTAATGATGTCAGAATCAGACTCAGTAACAAGTCCAGTAACTGGAAATAAAATGCAAAATATTGGTTTTATAGAAAAGAATGATAAAGATAACGCAGAAACAATAAAATTCTTAGTTGATAGTGCTAAAGGCATTAATACAATTAAGATTACTAAGGAGGTAAATCCAATGACAGAATCAACAGAAGCAGTTGTAGAAACTGCAGTTGAAAATGCACAGGTTGCTCCAGAGGCACAGCCAGCAGAGGTAGTAGCAGAAGCAACAGAAGTTGTTGCAGAAGCAGAAAAGATTGTTGCGGAAGCAACAGAAGCCACTGCAGTCGCTGAAGAAGCACCAGTAGTTGAAGAACTTACTGTTGCTAAATCAGATGATGCTAGTGCAGATTCTTCTGTTGCAAAAGCAGCAGTAGAAGTAGAGAATACAGTAGAAAAATCTATTGTAGACGTTAAAGAAGAAGTTGCTAAGGCAGTTTCAGAAATTAATACTTCTCTTACTAATGCCTTTGGCGATCTTGCTGCAACTATCAAATCTCTTAATGAGAAGGTAACAGCAGTGACAAAATCTCTTGATGCAGTAACAGCAGATGTTAATGGCATTAAGAACAACTTTAACGAGTTTGGCAAGCGAGTAGATCTTGTAGAACAAGACACCGCTTTCCGCAAGTCTGGCGATCTAGGCGAGATCGTACAGGAATCACCACAAGTGGTTCAAAAATCCCTATGGGGCGGTCGTTTCCTCACAAATGCCGACCTATTTAACTAAGGTAAAAATCACTAGGAGGTGAAAAATAATGTCGGAACAAAATAAAGATCTAGAAAAAAACTATCCAGGATCAGGCGGAGCAGGCAATGAGATTAACTCTCAAGGCGGATTCGTTTCTGGAGGTATTGGTGGTGCAACAGGTTTAGATTCTGCAGCACAGTCTGTAGGTTCACAACTTGGTAACACTGCTACTGCGGCATTCGGTTCAACAACTGGAGCCAATGCAGTAAGTCCAACAGGTGTTGCAGGTGGTATTCTAGCACCAGAGCAAGCACGTCGTTTTATTGACTACGTATGGGATGCAACTGTCCTCGCTAAGGATGGCCGTCGTGTCACCATGAGAGCAAACACCATGGAAATTGAAAAGGTAAACGTTGGTGAGCGTGTAATTCGTGCTGCTGCTCAAGGAGCACCAGACTACACAAACATCGGTGCAACCTTTACAAAAGTTGAATTAACAACCAAGAAGATTCGTCTTGATTGGGAAGTATCAACAGAAGCACTTGAAGACAATATTGAAGGTGGAGCACTTGAAGATCATCTAGTTCGCTTGATGACCAATGCATTCGCTAACGATATTGAAGATCTTGCTATCAACGGTCTTGGAACAGGCTCAGACGCATTCCTTTCAATCATGCCAGGATTCGTCAAGCAAACTCGTGGAACAGTAGGAAATGCTGCTCACGAATATGCTGCTACAGTTGCAGACAACAACTACACAACAACAGTAATGCAAGGCTTGCTATTAGCAATGCCTCGTAAGTATCGTGCACTTAAGAGCAATCTTAAGTTCTATGCAGGTACTGATGCTTTTGCTGGTATTGTTCGCAACAACGGTACACTTGCAGACGCTATTTCTTCAGCATTCGCTGATAGAATTGGTAGCACACAAGCAAACCGTCAAGAGTTCCTTGATGGCGGAGCACAAACACTAGGTAACTCACGTACAACTCGTGTACTTGGTGTAGATGTTCTTGAAGTTCCTTACTACCCTGCAGGTTATGTTGATTTAACATTCCCTCAGAACCGTGTATGGGGTTTCCAACGAGACATCACTGTAAACCGTGAATACAAGCCAAAGAAAGACACAATTGAGTACACCGTATTCGTACGATTTGGTATTCAATGGGAAGAACTAGATGCAGTCGCTTATGTTGACTCAGATAGCGCTGATTCCTAAAATATAACAAGCACGTACTAGGGAGGGCGGTATAAAAACCGTCCTCCTTATTTTCATTCTGGTGGTATAATTACAATGAGCACAGGAGAATTATGAATACAACAATGGAAGAATTATCAACAAAAAGTGTATTAGCATTAAAAGCATATGCTAAAAAAAATGAAATAGAATTATTTGATGCAAGTACTAAACTTGAAATATTAGAAATTTTGGCTAGTTGGTTTCCGCCAGAAAATAAAGAAGAGCGTGTAGAAGAACCAGATAAGGCTAAAGACTTAATAAATAAAGTAGCATTATATTCAGATAAAAATCTTCATATGGATAACATAGGCGCTTTAAAGGTGGGGTATAACATCGTTTCAAAGGAGGCATCGGAAAAGTGGCTAACTCATAGGCTAGTACGCATAGCGTCACCTGAAGAGGTAGCATCTTACTACCGTAAAGAATAATGTCAGTAATACTTCGTTTACCACCATATCCACTTTCTGTAACCTATAAGGTACCAGATGAAACAGCAGATTACATTCTTGTAATTGAAGATGTTCCAGAACAAACACAACTTGAGGTATCAATTAGTGGAGAGTCTGGATTGACCCCTTCTTCAGAAGGAACTATAACATATGAACTAAGCGGAGACTTTGTAAAATATGATAAATCTTATGCAGTAACAATATATGAAGATATTGATGGAGAGCGTGGAGACATAGTTGTTGAAGATAACTTACAAATTGAGCGACCATATGTAGATCCAACAGCATTAGCAATAGCAAATGGTGAAACATCTGCAACAGATATTGCTAATTACAAAGAATATGAATCTTTAGCAAGAGCAATTATTGACACAATGGTTGATGGATTTTATTATAATCGTAAATACCTTGAAGTTGTTGGTCAAGAAACAGATTATATTCCTCTTTGGGATAGAACACATAAAATTTTAAAAGCATATGAAAATGCAGAATTAGTTTATGATATTGATAATCAAGATGGTCCAGCATTAGGAGATTTTAATTATTTAATAACTAAAGATAAAACTGCAATTACAAAAGATCCAGTACAAGCAACAGATTCTATTAATAGAGCAGAAAGAAGGCCAGCAAGAATTCCAGTTGCTTCTTCAGATTCATTTGCAATATTTGATACAGAAGATAGTGGAAATGTTCAAACTATCACCGCTGGAGTAGGATTTCCAAATGGAACAGATTATATTTTCTTACTAGAGACAGGATATAAGGTAGTTCCTATTGACATTCAGGATGCTACTAAGTTATTAATTAATGACATTAAATGTGGTAAATTAGATTATTATAAGAGATATGTTAAAAACTACAGCACTGATCAATTTAAAATTGAGTATGATAAAAGAATGATTGAGGGTACTGGAAATATTATTGTAGACAAGATTTTGTCTAAATATGTTAATAATATTGTTCGTCCTGGAGTTTTATAATGAATTCATGTGAAGTTACAGACTTTATGTATCCAATGAAGGCTGATATATACTTTCCAATTCTTACACAAGGGGACTATGGCCAACCTAAAAAAGACTGGGTTTATGATAGAACAATAGTCTGCAATGCAACTCCAGTTGGTGGATTAGGAACCGAAGACATTAAACCTGAAGCATTTTTACAGTATGAAAATAAACTTATTGCAAGGACTAAAAACGATCCTAGATTATCTTCAAATAATGCAAATAATGCAACAACAAATATTCTTGTAACGAATGTAAGAGATAGAAACGATAGCGTAATTTATAAAGAAACTGCTGGCCCAAGATCTGGTAGAGGTACAATTTATGAAATAGCAACGGTTGAGCCATTTACTGGCCCATTTGGATCTACAGAATATTATAAAATGTTATGGCGTAGAACTGAAAATCAGACTGTAGGTGACTAATGATAGTAAATACAAATACACTTTCTTTTACTAAACAAATGAATAATATTATAAATTACTCTTTTGGATTTTTAGAAGGAGTAGATCGTGGTAAAAAAATATTTTTTGATAAATTAGGATTAGGTGTTATTAAATCTTTATCGCAGTATATAGATGTGCAGGCAAGATCAAATCCAAGTGCTTTACATCATGTTTATGAATGGAATCAAACTGGAAGTCCAAGTGCAAGATTATTTGATTTAAACTATACAGTTAGTAATATTGGTTTATCCGTTAGGTCTACTTTTAGACAATCAAGAAGCGTGTCAGAAAATATGAATACTCCATTTTATAATAAAGCAAAAATTATGGAAGAAGGAATTCCAGTTACTATTTCTCCTAAAAGATCTGGAGTATTAAAATTTAATGGTCCAAGCGGAGAAGTTTTTACATCAAAGCCAATTAAAATTGAAAATCCAGGCGGAGACTCAGTATATAAAGGATTTGAATCTTCTTTTGATGAATTTATGACAAGGTATTTTAAACAATCATTTTTGAGAGCATCTGGCTTATATGATTATATTAAAAAACCAACACTATATAAAAAGAATTTTAAGGCTGGATCAAGAATGGGTAGAAATAAGGGTATTGATACTGGCTTTAAATGGATTACTAATGCAACAATTGGAGTAGAATAGACCTATGACTATTTTAACTGATACTGGCTTTCCACCTACTTTTTTAAATAGATATGTTTTATCTGAATTGGCATATTATGGGCTTGTAGCAGATTCAGATCTTGTTAATCCAACTCCAATGGTTCCAGCGCAATTTCCAACAAACATTGAAGACTTATATAATGATAGTATTCAAATTAGACAAACAGAAAGTCCAGTCCTTATCGTCTATGATAGATTAATGAGATTTAGGCCTACTCCATTTTATGCTCATAAAAGAGAACAACTTATATATTTTATATACTCTACAGATGTGGCTAAACTAATAGATTCTGTTCGTGTAATTTCAAATGCCCTTGATCGTGAAGATGCCTCAGCCCAAGATATAAACTCTTATAGCATTGCAAACCCAATACTAGACTCTACAGGACAGGTTTCTATCCCATATAATATTTATTTCCATAATACAAGGGTATACCAGGCAGACGAAAGTAGAGACGTAGCCGAACTAGCCTCAGCAAGAACCCTTTTTGTCAATAAACTCATCGTTGAGTATGACTACCATATTAAAACTCAGCCAGATTCTAGGTATACATAAATAGCGGTATAATTAGTTTTGAGGAAACACGCCAAACAACTTAATATACTTTATGAAAGAGGTGAATAAATATGCCATATAGCCGTGGTACGTCAAACAACATTATCGTTGGTGCAGCAGCACTTTTCGTTGCAGATACAACTCTGACTCCAGGTACACTGGAGGCTTTTGATTCAAGCGAATCTTTTAAGACTACGCTTTCAAATGAATCAGCGTATACCAACGTAGGTTATACTATGAATGGTTTGGAACTACAATTCCAACCAGACTTCGGTGAAGTTCAAGTAGACCAAATTCTTGACGTTGCAAAACTATATAAGCAAGGTATGCAGGTTAATCTTGCTACCGCTTTTGCTGAAGCAACACTAGAAAACTTGCTTCTTGCATTAGCATTCTCTGATGCACAACTTACAGGAAACAAGGCAGCATCTACAGGTCAGACACTTAATCTATCTGCAGGTGAACTTGGAGAATGTCCAGTAGAACGAGGAATCGTTGCTGTTGGACCAGGAACTGGAGATTGCGACAACTCTGACTCTGTTGAGCGTGTTTACACAGCATATCGTGCTCTATCAATTGAGAACGTAACTGTATCCGCAAAGCGTGACGAAGCGTCAATGTTTGAAGTTTCATTCCGTCTTCTACCTGAAGACGCATCAGGATCCTATGGTAAGATCGTAGATCGTACTTGGGGACAATCATAATCTAATTTTAGATTAAACAAAGGCCCACTTCTTATGAGGTGGGTTTTTTGTTTTGCCTATGATAAAATGGATAGATCATGGCAACAACAGTTTATCAAAATAAAATAATCAATCTTATTGATGGAACAGAGTTAGAGATTATTCCATTAAAAATAAAATATCTTCGTGAATTTATGGAAGCCTTTGAATATGTAAAAAAAGTAAAAAATGATGATGAAGCAATAGAACGTCTTATGGAATGTGTAAGAATTACTATGAAACAATACTACCCAGGAGTAAATTTAAAAATATCAGACATAGAAGATAGTTTTGATATGCCTACAATTTATACAATTTTAGATGTTTCAGCAGGTATAAAAATAAATGATAAATCAACGGAGCCAGTAAAAAATCAAGCAGAAGATAGTGGATCAACCTGGTCTGAATTAGATTTAGCAAAAATAGAGGCAGAGGTATTTCTGTTAGGTATCTGGAAAGATTATAAAGAACTAGAAGAGTCATTATCTATGCCAGAATTAATGGCCACTCTTTCTAGTCGTAGAGAACTTGATTATGAAGAAAAAAAATTTCTTGCTGCAATTCAGGGGGTAGATTTAGATAAAGGGTCCAACTCTTCAAAAGGACAAAAAGAATGGGAAG